AAACCCTCCCAGGTAGGAACCTAAGAGGGTTTAGCTATCCTTACATGTACCGCCCTGGTACGCTTTTAGTGAAGGAAGCGCGGCGGCATCTGTTGGGTATATTATAACCTATTTTCAGTAAGGCCAGATTCGCCCTACTGCTTTTTTGCGTTACTCTTAACTTCGTTAATGCGTTACTCAAAAGCTATTCGGCGGGGTTGTGGAATATTCCATGTGGAATAAAAAAAGCCCCCCAATGGAGGGCTAATCATCATCCAAGGTATCATCTATATGCTTTTTCATAGCCATGGCCCAAGTATCCATGACACATATCTGCGCGGCCTGGCGTATTAATTCGCCGACTTTCTCACAGGCCTCATCGCTCATCATATCTTTATCATCCTCGATGCCGTTTTCGAGACTATCGACGAGGGAATTTAGGGTTGCTTTTAGTTCAGATACTTTCATGGTTTTCCTCCCTCTTCCTTAGGTATTCCTCAAACGCCGCCACCATCACATCGTTACGCGACACCTTAAAATTATTTTCCGCTGTGAGCTTACTTGCAGCCTCATCCAGACGGGTAAGTAACTCCTTAGGTACTGTAACCATCGTACGGGTTTTGTCCTGTCCTACTGCCATGATGTCCTCCTGTTATGGCCCGCCCGATGAGCGGAACGGGCCTGGCTTTTGTCCTATAACATGCTTTTGTATAGAGCTATTTTCTCTGGTTCGATGTCGGAAATCTTATCCCGACTCCATCCATCCTGATTTGCTAGATGTTGGCCGTCACGTCCTGCGGTGTATATTGCCTCACCGTCGCGGAACAGATATTCGACCTTCCAATTGCCGGCCTCGAAGTTTTCCAGGTCTTCGGCATCGCAGGCGTTCTGTTCGTCTGTAACAAAGTCCTCCATGATGCCGTGCAGCTCGTCGTATACCTCCTCGTCGTTTTCCTTCACCCAATCGGTGTCTATTGTGAAACTAACATGGTCAAGGATAACATCTTCAGAGTATATTTCCATGTCTGCCCCGGTGTGACATTGTTCCGTCTTGCTATACCAACTTCCTTCCTCCTGCACGCACATGCTGTCATCGTGTAGGTTTAAAATTGCTGTTTCAGGTACTTCTACTTCAACTGTGGTTTTCGCCGGGACGATTGCGTCGCCCAGGTCTGTTACTATTGTGATGTCGATGTTCTCTCCGTTATATATTCTCATTATTTTTATCTCCCCTTGTTTTATTTTTAAGTTAGGCCAGGCAACCAGCCCGACCTAACCAGTACAAGCTACTTCGATACTTCCCAGCCTCTTTTCACTGCTTCGGCAATCAGATCCGCGTTGTCATTATCGTTGTTCTTCTCAGACCACAGCAGTTCGTGGGTAAGTATTTCGTCTGACATCTCAGCAGCGTTTCTGTCGAAAATAGGACCGTCGTACAGGTCAAGAGCTGCAAGTCTTTCCTTACGAAGTCTCTTGGCCTCTTCGGTATCACCGGCTTGCTTTGCGGCGAAGGCTAGTTTGATGTTTTGGTCTAGCTTGCTTCCAATGATTATTTTCACCTTATATCCTCCTTTATCGTGCCGGGGTTTTATTCTGTTTCCCTGTTCTTATATATAAGTATAGCACAGTGTTATCACCATGTCAACACTATTTTGGTAGTTTATAAAATTAAAAAACCCAGTAAACACGCGGATTCCAGGGTTTTCGTGAAAATTCTTTCAAAATAAATTTGACAATTTTGTGTTTTTGAAATATAATTTTCTCAGCTACCAGCCACATAGCCTACCTATAAGGGATTGAAACATATACTTGGTCATGTTCTAAACGAACATTCTAAGCGTGGCGGTAGCTGATTCAATAGTCTACCTATAAGGTTATAAAACCCGTCGAATTCGACGGGTTTTTGCTTTGTCCGGGCAAAATAAAAAAGCCCCGACCAAACGGCCAGGGCTTCGATAAGTTATGCTTTTACTGTAGGCAACGCCTTTTTAAATCCAAGCGACAGGGCCGACATTTCAAAAATTTTCTGCAGCAAATCAGGTACTGCTCGTTCCTGGTAACCCATGGTCAGGATAACTGCTAACGACATTATAAACGCGGTAATCAGCGCATAATCAACTATGTCATGTTGTTTTGCTTGCACCGGCTGAGCGGCAACTTTTTCTTCCACGTTAAATCACCCCCCTGTCCATAAACCGAGCCAAAATAACGGCCATCTGCTCCCGTGTCACAGGCTGATCCGGCCTAAAGGTACCATCATCAAAGCCTTTTAGCCAACCGGTATCCTTCGCCCGTTGAATATGTCCAGCACTCCACCTGTCACTGGCAACATCGGGAAATGGCCCTGGTACCGGTACCGGCACAACGTCATACTGCTTAAGATTAAACTGATTGATTATGCTGATAAGTTTCTCCGGGTAGGCCGGGTCAGTAGCATACCCGCACTTCTGAAGCTGTCGGCAGGCTTCTTCTGGAGTGGTTGCCTGTCTAACAGGAATATACCGATTTGCCATCAACACCTTGTGGTGATCGCGTAACGACTCAGCATAGTTGCTATAGGCCCGGAAATTTGCATCGATGCTAACTTTCTGACCGCTATATACTTCCCATGTTTTACAGACAACTGAGCCTGCCGGTCCGGTGCCTTTTACGCCAAACAGGTTAAAACTTGCCTTGCCGGTATTCTTATCTACCGGCAAGAACTTGCCGTAGCCAGTTTCCAAGCAGGCTTGGGCAATAGTTGTGCTGGCAAATATACCGAATTCCTTTTGCAATTCCTGCGCGCCCGGCGCAATGGCTGCGATAAATTCTTTTTGATTCAAGGCGATACCTCCTATTTAGCTAAATTTACTACTATATTTATCACAGCACCGACCGCCGAAGCCATGATCCAAAATTGCAGCTTGTCAACTTTCTGGTCAACTCGAAAAATGGTGCCATTCAACTGTGTATCCCGTTCTTTCAAGTAAGACACCTCCGCTGTTAGTCTGGAAAGTTCCCTAACTACTTCTTCTTGGTTCAATTTCACCTCACTCCTCCGGTAACAATAAAATAACCGCCCATTGGCGGTATACTTTCTAGCCTTGATTTTACTGAGGTATACTTTAGTATACCTGTACACAAAAAGTATACCTGTTGATTTTGCTGGGTTTTTTAATAAACGATAATACTAAAAGGTATACGTTTTATTCTGCATCGTCTATCCCCACGCTGCATCGGATATAAGCCTGCTGCCTGGGCCCCACATGCACCCTGGCCCGTATATACATATCAAAGTTGCCGTACTGCGTAGGGTCAATTCCTGTTGGAGCTACATCATGCCAAGATATATTGTCAAAACTATACTCAAAGGACGGATGACTACTATCTACAACATTACTTGTCCTGTCATCTAACACTATGGTCATTTCCTGATCAGCAAATACTTCTACCCGGTAGTGTAACTTTGGACCTGTGTAAGGTACGTTAGTTACTTTTATAATAAGAAACTTAATCAGCGGGTTTGCGCTACGTATTTCAGTTGTTAATAATTGTGGTGGACTTGGAGATAGCTGAAAAACTGCCGTTACTACCTTATCCGCATTCATAAATATGGTCGAACTCGAACTGTTTGGATCTTCTACATCACCTTGCCACTGTAGAAATTTCCAACCTTCGTCTGGAAGTGCTAATAAGTCTATTAGTTGGCCAATACCGTAGCTGTAAATTCCACTACTAGGCGTAGTCATACCGTTACCACTGATTTGTATGGTTAAGCTACAGACAAGCACAAATATTGCCGTAATTGTTGTATCAGTACTACCAATAGTTACCGTAGTACTTGCACTGTTAGGTTGAGCTACATTACCATCCCAAGAATCAAAAGCGTAGCCCTCGCTTGGTACCGCTGAAATATTTATAACTTGTCCTTCTATATATTGATGTGTACCTATGGCAGGAGCCGTTGTGCCAACTCCGCAAACATCTATAGTAAGAGTGTGAGTCGTGGAGACTAATGAGACGTTTCGAGATACGTTACTATAAAACCCCGAATAGCGATATTCTACCCACACAGAGCTATAGGTGAAAGATACCAACATATCAGTGAGGGGCAGCAAATATTCCTGCGTAAAGCTCGAATAGAGTCTTAAAGATATTACTCTTAGATAAGTTGCGCTAGTTGACATCGGTATGGTGAAAAAGTCAGCAACAGGTAAAATTCCGGTGTACACCCCATTAGCATCTGTGACTGTAGTTACGGTTATTTCCTGAACTTTTACATTACTAGAATTGTAGGCTCCGATAACGACATCTATATTCACATTTGGTAGAGGAGCACCGGAGATACTATCTGTTACTATACCCGTAACGGCTACATTACTAATTAGCTCCACATCAAGGATGTATGTATAGCTTGGAGGTACGTAAGCACTACCAGTTAGTGGATAGAAGTTTGCTAAGACTAAGTTAGATCCCTTGAACCACACTGAGTTTAGCGCTAATCCATTCGTGTAACTTGGCATATCTTGAGTATGAGTATAAAACCCATTACTATCTGTAGTAACTTCTGTATTAAAATACACACTGGAATTATTGTAATTTCCAGAAATGTTTACAATTACACCAGCAAGAGGCGCGCAGGTGCGCCTATCAGTTACATGGCCCGCAAACGTTACGGTAGCCATAAACCATCAACTCCTAAGACAGATTCCACTCTATAATAAGTAATATGTCCGGTATACTGCTGCCTCCTGATTGCTCGAAGGTAACGCCGTTACCCGGATAAAGCTCTTTGTTTGTGTCGTTCACCGGGCCGAAGCTGGTTACTTGGTTAGCTGCAGCATTATTTCCAAATACAAAAGTTTTTGTACAGATAACTTCGTTAGTGTCAACGTTTCTGAGTAATAACTGCATCGGGCTTTCGTCAGTACCAGTTATGTCGGCTTTTGGAACTATGTGTGCTGCCGCAATATGACAGTCTGCCAGGGCGCCAAAGACAGGGTATTCAGTGGTTCCGGCCAGCAATGACAGGTAGACGATATAGTTCCCAAGGGTTTTGTCATTGATCAGGTTTTTGGTTAATGAAAAATTATCGAAGTAGGCATTTAATCCGTTCGACTCCACGAGCTCGGCTAAAAATTGAGCAGATAGGAATTCCTTTTCCTGGTTTACCGTAGCTGTTACCTCGACATGCAACCATTTAACAGTCAGGTTTTGCAGTTGTCCAGATACCCAAGATATAGACATTTAGGCACCCCCTGAGTCATCCCGGAGTGGAAATATTACTTCGTCTTTTGTTCCGTCGCCGTAGGAAAATATTAGCTTTACAATTCCTTCGGTTTGATATGCTCCATCCCCTGGATCCGTAGATGGCAAGAAATCAGCAGCTATTTTAAAATCGGATGGAGCAGTAAAATATGACTTGGTTTGGGACATATTAACATTAACGCTGTCAATAGCAAAACAATAATTACTATCCTCACCTACCCCGCCCGAAGCAACCCCAATATCTGTCGCCACTCCTTCGATAGTCCAGCCAGTTAGGTTTCCTGTTTCTGCGCCGGGGTTCGTAAGCTGATTTTTACTGTATAGTTCGTCGGCCATTTTACACCCCCGCTATTGGCTTTCTGGCTTTTACTTTAGCACTTAAGCCGCCATCAAAACTTAGTTCTAGCCGGGTAATAACGATATTGACGGTACCTATTTTATCGGTAGCATCCTGGATTTGAACAATGTCGCCTATTTCAACCGCTGGATCACCTCTCAACTCAACCTCAAAGTTTACAAGTGGGTCGGTAATATAGCTTAAAAGCGACTGAGCGTAAGAGGTAGCAACGTCCAGGGACTGAATAAGGTTGTTGTCTACGGGCAGTTCTTTTCTGCCAAAAACACTGATAGCTCCAGCATCCTCGACTGAGTAGTTAAATCCGGTAAACTCAACTGCCTGGCCGATAACTTCAATATTTACCGTTTCATCTGCCCCGGCATTCGATACTTCTATAGTGATTGACCAGGCTCCGTATGAAATATTTGTTACCTGAGAGTTAACAGCACCCAGGAGCTTTACCTGCTCAACATAAAAAACTGGCCCAGCTGAAAATTCAACTGCAGTTATTGTCGTGCCGCCTGCCGCTATGGCGTAATCGGTTATACTTAAGACTGTATCTAAATCCTTCTTGGTAGGGAGTTTGTAGTTAAGTCTGACTACCGAGTAAGCATCAAGATATTTCTGCTGGTTTTCTGCACTGATTATCATGTCGTTATCAGTCCAGGTCGTTACCGGAGACCCGGTTACGAAGTTTGATTTAACCTTAATAACGCCATATCGGTCGGCATAAACAGAGCAACGCCCGGCAACACTCAGGTATTGCAGTGCTGCCTTTACCTTGCCCTTAGGGATATATCCAAGCTGCACAATCTGAATTAATGCCGGGTCAATTTCATACTCATCAGCAGTTAACCCCAACACTGAAAACAGCATCCCGAACAACTGGCCAACTGTTACCCCAGTGGCCATAGCGATCATGGGTACGTCTAAATCGCCTATCTCATACAGCTTGTCATATGCTACAACGGATGATTCTAGGGAGCTACTTGGGCTGCTCCAGTCACCAGATTTGAATACACCAATCGGAACATACTCAATGCTGCTGTCAGTCAATTCTAGTCCAAGGTATGGTTTAATTAAAATATTTGGCTTGAGCTTGCCGTAATAAGCACCTGCAGTATTTGTAGGGGTGAAATCCCTAGAACTATTATCAAAAGCCAGCTCTACAGAATTAGACGAAACTAGGCCAAGCGGATTATCGCCATCCGCGCTTGCCTCTTCCAGCAGCTTTACTGATGCTGAGCTATCAACATTAAAAATCACCGGAACGTTTTCCTCGCCGTCAAAATAGACTTCTACCTTTGGTAAAATATATCTTGTATCAGCCTTAATTGCAGTTTTATATGCTTCGCTAACATTAATCAGAATATCACCCCCTACTGCTCAATTAAGGCAAAGGATATGTCTTTATATAGCTTTTTACTTGCCGTATTCATGTAAAAAAGTGACTTCAAGGCCCCAGTATAAACAGTGCAGGTGCTCGTGCTACCGTCGCTTTCAGGGAATTCAAAAGTAAGAAAAGCATCGTTAGTATCAATTACAGATACCAACGTAGCAAAATCAGAACCGGTCAGAGTATTATAGCTAAGCGTAAATTTCCTTTTCCGCGCAATTACTTCTAACGTCATTTTTCCAGACGCCACACGACCAGCCTTTACAAGCTTGTACCATTCACGTTCAAACCCTTGCGGTTCCGGAAGCGTTGTCCCGCCAAGTTTCATCAACTACCACCCCGCCTTGCTTTTTCGCTTGCTATTGCCGGTTGCATTGCCCTTACAAGTGAAGTCATGCTTGAGGTGCTTGTATCTACTTTTGCAATAACATTCATGCTTTGTAGCGCATTAATAAAGGCGGTCTCGATGCGCTCATAATCAATGCCTATATTGCTACTACCGCCCTTTCCTGCACTGCTGGTTCCTACCATGCTTTCAATGTCTGAGTTTGGAGTAACGCTTGAACCTCTCGGTAAATTTAATATCTCCGGGCCTTTTTCACCAACAACTGCCCAGCCGCCAGGGTGATAATCTGTACCGCTTGCATATGCTGGAACAGTAGACGTATTACCGCCAGAGCTAAAAATAAGCCTTACTACGCCGGGGAAGGCACTTTTGAAACTATTCCAAGCATTTACGCCTAGGTCATAGAGCTTACCGGGCAAACTAGCTAAGGCCGATATTATACGTCCTGGCATACCCTCAAAATACGCTAAAACATCGTCAATTAATCCGGTAAAAGCTGCTGCTACACGCGGTAGAAATGCGGCCAACCTTGGAAGCAAAAGAGCAATAGCCTCTAAAACTAATGCTGGTAGCCCTAACCACCAAGCTACTATACCTACTATTAATAGTCCAACGGTCACAAGCACGGCCGTTTTATGATCCTCCCAAAAACTTTCCATGACAGCAAAAGCTTGGCTTAGCGGTTGCTTCATCATGTCGCCTAGTTGTCCCATTTTGTCTGAAGCCCAATCGCCAAAGTCCTTCATTACTTCTTTTATTTTGTCATAGCCAGTGTTCCAAGCATCCCCGAATAATTTAGCCAGCTCAATAACTGGCTTTACTGCTGCTACTAATCCAGCCCAGGCAGAATCCCAGCTTTGCTGCAATAAAACTACTGCTGATTTCACTAAATCTGTCGCCGCTTGCCATGCCAGCGAAAAAATAGTCGCTAACTCCTTGACTGGTTGCACGGCTACAGCTATCGCTTCCCACACAATAACCCATGCTGTCTGTAGCGCAACTACCGCCGATGTTACTAATTGTGTACAGGTTTGCCATGCAAGTTGAAATGCTTCAGCTAACACTAAAACTGGTGCAAAGGCTAACTGAAACGCTTCTGCAAACGCGTACACCCAAGAAGGAACTGGCACCGGCTCTGGAACCAACACAGGGATAATAACAGGCTCTGGCTGCAGAACTGGAATGACCACTGGCTGCACTTGTGGTATGGGTATCGGCGGTATAGGGGGCCATCCTGGGAAAGGCGGTATAGGGGGCCAATCTAATTCCGGCGTATAATCACTGCCACCAGTTCCACCGCCGAGAGAATCCCCACCGCCTCCACCAGTTTCATTTGGTGGTGTTATTTCGGGTATTTTGGGCAGTTCATCATCCTCTGGAATCTGGTAAACTTCATCAAATGCCGCTAAAAATTTCTTTGTAGATTTTTCGGCATCTTTCGCAGAATCCTTGTAATCATTGATCATATCATTTAGATCGCTGATTGAGTCCGTGTAATCATCTGTGCCATCAGCGGCGGCAGAACCTGCTACAGCTGGAGCAAGCACTCCCAATTCCCTTAGCTTTTTAATTAATTGGTCTATCCATTTCGACGCATATCCTGACTGGTAAGCCAAGAAAGCTAGTAGACCAATAATTAAAACCATAGCTGCTATTATTGGATTAGTTATCATGGCCGCCTTAAGAGCATTAAACGCCATTGCAAGAACGTTTATAGCTTTTGCTGCAATATAGCCAACAGTAAAACGCAAAAACATGCCGATTAACTTAAAGCCACCTAACCGCAAAACAAGGAACCAGAATGATAGCTTTGCCATGGTTACGAAAAGCATTAAAAAAGCACCAAGTATAAAGTTTACTACAATTCCAATGCCAAATAGATAACTAATTGTTGATTTAATAAACGATGGTAGGGCATTAAAAGAATTAGTTAATAATTTTAAGAAATTAGTAACTATTTGTATTGGCTTTATTAATGGATCTCCTATTGCCAATTTAAGTGATTCAAAAGCACCAGAAAGTTGTATTATAGATCCGCGAAGGTTATCTGTTTTGTCTTTGGCTACTTGTGCCGCTGTTGTTTTCGACATTTCAGCAGCCATTTTGCTAACTCCTGCGGCACCTTCTTTGTACAGGATGTTTCCTGCTCTAATGGCGTCAGTGCCAAACATAGACTCAAGATAAGAGGATCTTTGTTCGTTAGTTAATCCTTTTAGAGCTATTTTCACCATTTCAGCTATACTTGCTAAATCTCTTAGATCTCCGCTTTGATCATAAAATGCCGATGTGCCTTTTTCTGTAATAAGACCTAACTTTGACATAGTTTCTATTTGCTCTTTTGTCTTAGGTATCAAGTTCATTATCATGGTTTTGAAGCTTGTACCAGCATCTGACCCCTTAAGTCCATTCTGAGCAAATACTGCTAATGCTGTGGCCGTGTCCTTAAACTTCATGCCTGCACCGTCTGCAACAGTTCCAACCATTGATAAGCTAAGTCTTAAACCTTCTACATCGGTAGCACTGGCGTTAGATGCACCAGCTAAAATATCAGCAGCCTGTATAACTGTAAGGTTATCTTTTCGGAAAGTGTTAAGCGCCGTTGAAGCTATCTCTGCAGCAGAAGCTAAATCTATCTCTCCTGCTGCAGCTAACTGCAGAGCCCCTTCAAGGCCCCCTGATAAAACCTGTTTTAAGCTCAAGCCGGACTTAATTAACTCTCCCTGTGCCTTTGCTGCTTCTCCCGACGTATAAACGGTAGACTCCCCTGCTTCAATAGCTTGTTCTTTTAATAACTCCATTTCATCGGCAGTAGCACCGGATACGGCTTTAACTTTCGATAACTCCTGCTCAAAATCTGCCGCAACGCCTACGAAGTTTTTTAACCCAAGTCCAGCAGCCCCGCTAAGTGCGACCATACCTATGCCTATATTTCTGATAGAATCAAGCACCTTGCGCTCTACTTCTTTAAATACCTTACCCACATTGCCGCCAAATGTAGTTAGCGAGGCATTGGCTACATTCAACTGGCCACTGAATGTTGTTATGTCTAGTCCAAGAGTGACCAATAAATTACCTAAAGTACCTATAATTTCACCTCCCTTGGCCCTGATTAAAATTGTCTAGTTGAATTATTATTGCTATAATGAAATAAAAAGGATTTGATGCCATGATTAATTGTCCAGAGTGTAACCACAAAAACAATGATTGGGCAAAAATGTGCGTTAGTTGCGGCAACATTTTAGACAGCAGTGTAAAACCAGCTAAGAAAAAATCCAAAATGACAACTATTATTATTATCGTAATATGTATTTTTCTTTTCGTTTCTTTTAGCAATATACCGCCTAAAAATATAGATGGAGCTATAAAAGATGCTCTTGGCAATAAATTAAAAAGTTCAGAGGTGTTTAATTATGTACAAGACGAATCGAAAAAAATTGTTAAAATACATTTTATCGCCAGCGATAATTTGACTGCATCCTATATTAAAATGAGTATGTTGCAGGATACAGCTAATGTATGCGAAAAAATATTATCCACCAGCATCCCGATCCGTCAAATAACAGTAGTCGCATATTTTCCTTTAACAGATAAATACGGCAATGAATCTAATACATGTATTATGACACTTAGTATTAACGGAGAAACATTGAAGAAGATTAACTGGGATAATATTAATAAAACTAAATTTAATCAATTAGCAGATGAGTATTGGGAGCATCCAGCAATCAGAGGTATTTAAAAGCCGCCAACTACGACGGCTTTTTCCCTCTTCTCTCGTGCGGCGGTACCCCAATAAAATCCTGTGGTTTTACTTTTTTACCTTTTTTACCTCGATTTACGTTACAAATAACCGAAGCAAGAAAGGCAAACCTGTGCCATTCAGTATAATCCCCTGACTCCTGAGCCTCTTTTGTGTAGACAAGAACACTTTCCAATTCCTCAACGGTAAATTGCATCCACTCAGAAGGCGGTAAGCCATGCTTCGCAAGCGCTACACTGATTTGGCTAAACCCATCTTTGCCAAGGCAAGCACTGGCCTGTATATTTTCTTTAGACCAGTAAAATTTACTTCAATCCACGCCTCCACAAGTGCTTCAATTTCGCTCGGGTAGGCTTCTTCGATATCAGCCTCGGTTATCTCTGGGAAGAATTCTACGAGCTTAGATTCGAGTATAGGAATAATGTCCTTAACCTCTTTACCGGCAAGGCCCTTAGAGTCAGTGATGCCGCTCAACCTGGGGATAACATCCTCTTTCAGTTCCTTGATTTTAGATTCCTTAATCGTGATTGACTTACCATTAACTGTTACAATCTTGCTTCTAGGCATATGATTACCTCCATCAATTTATTATTTTAACTCGTTGCCCTGGCTAAATCACCGTCACCTTGAATAGTGGTACTTGTTGTTGCTAATTCACCCACAGACCCATCAAGCGGCGAATAGCTTTCAAGCAGACCGTTACCCGTGTATTTCGGGTTTGCGGTACCTACTACGCCGGCATCCGGCCTAATTTCAATAGGAAAAGCGGCCGCCCCAACAAGCGGGAATAGGGTTGCGTCAACCTCGCCAGCCGCAAAATCCTGATTGAATTCTAAGTCAACAGAGAAATCCTTTAGGCCAGCAATGCGCTGCTTACTGCTTGCACCCATAGCTGTCTTTTCAAGTATTTCGGCACTGTAGTTAATTGTTACAGATGTTACATGATCACTTAGGTCAACGCTGTTTACGCTTACATAAGCATTCTTCAAAACCATTACAGGCAAATTAAACGCCTCCTTTACATAATTCCAAGCAACACAATGACCGTAAAGCTTGGATTAGTACCTCCCGCAGTAAATACCGGCTTCCACCAATCATCAGTTATGGCCCCGGACAACTCTTTCCACTGGGCTCCAACGTCAGTAAATTGGTCGAATGTAACGCGCTCAATGCCACTTAAAAAAGCCTCAGCATTATCCGACTCAATAGCGATATCCAATGTCGGAGTTGTGCCGCTTGCCGCAATAACATGCACAACTGCATACATTTTTTGATCTGCAGTTACTGCCCCCAATTGCCGGGCAATACCATCACCACTGACAGTCAGTGCCCCGTTCTGCATCACAGTGGCCCGGACAAGTCTTTCAGTTCCCTGGGCAGATACGGAGAAAGCGAATAACTCGCCAACAGCAGCACCAGGTGAGTATTCAGCTTCCACGGCTTTTGTCGTGTAGGCAATCTCACCCGCTGCACCGGTAGTAGGGCAAACAGTCATAACTTGATCAGCCAACGCCAATTTTTCAAACAATATATCGTCTACCAGTTTTGGGGCAGTGCCGGCCTGGAAATATCCTTCGTGGTCAGCGCTTACGTCGAATAGGCCGGCAACCCTGCGTTTACTATCATCAGAAAAAGTAGTTGCTTCCAGCATCTCAACACTGTAGTCAAGTGTCATTTTGTTTACGTCACCGGAAAGGTTATGGCCACCAAAATATAGTTTGCAATTCTTTAAAACTCTTGCAGACAATTAAATCACCTTCTCTTCATGCAAATACCCGCAGTCCTGACATTGCCAGCGCTTAAAACCCATAGAGCTATAATTTTTGCGCTTATCGGCAGGATGTGGACACTCTGGAGACTCTTCTTTTTCCTGCGGACATAAAAAAGCCAACATTGCATCAATGGCAGAGCGCATTGACAGCAGTTGGTTAATAATTACTTCTGTATTCAATTTATCACCCCGCGTACCAGATTATAAAAACAAGCGGTATGTGGTATCTATCTGTTTTAGATTCATACGTATCTGATTCATCATCTAGGTATGCTGTTGCGTCTGTCCAGGCTTCCAGGGCAGCTATTACCTGTGTAGCAACCGCTTCATTATCCTCAGGGATATCAGCAAAGCACGATATCTGGAATTTTGTTTTTTGCATACCAATGTACCCGCCCATGGCGTATTTCCTGCCTGGACTAATTTTCTGATAGGTAACATAAGGTGTTAAAGATCCCTGTCCTGCATTTACAGGGAAAATTCTATCATCAACCAAAGCAGTTAATCCGGCGTATGTCCTAAGTCGATCATACAATGCCTGTTTAACGCTCATCTTGTTGCCCTCTCAATCAATCGTTTTATGCCTTCGTTCATTTTCCTTCTTGCCTCGTCTGCCTTTGCGTCAACCGCTGGACGCCAGAAGGGATGGGCCGGAACGTGGCCGACAATCTTACCGTTTCTAACAAGTTCATGTCCGTACTCAACCAAGTGGGCATGAGGAGCTATTTTTCGGTCAACCGCAGCTAAAACAAGCACCTCATTAGAATTTATTTTCCATTGTTTTTCATTTATAGCTTTTTCTAAGTTTCCGGTAGGTCCTCTGTTTACCCTTGATCTAGCATCATCGGCAATAATTTTAGCAGCATCCAGCAAAACCCCCTGAAAGTCTTTAGTATTCACAGCGTCGCCTATTTTTTTGAGTCTCCTAATTAGTTCCTTGTCACCCTTAAGTGTTGCAGTAAGCATTACGTAACCTCACCTTTATCAACACACATCAACTGCAGCTCAACATTTCGTTCATCGACATTAATCACGGATTCAATCTCTAGTACTCTGCCCCCAAAAATAACCCTCATTTCAGACGTTATTCCTGGCGTATACCATAAAATAACCTTATGCGACGTCTCGGCCTGTACTTGCTTGGCCGCAAAATACTCACGACCCTGGAGAGGCTTCACGAAGGCCAGGCGGGTAACGTAATCTTCCCAGTTTTTAATCTGACCGCCGCTGGTTCCTTTTGTGATAGTTGGTTTTTGTATTTTTATGCTATGTGGGAGTCTTTTGGCTTGCATTACATACTCACCTACCTGAAATATTTATTATACTCCTGCCTGCGACGTTCCCCTGAGAGTGAAGCATAAATCATCGTTGTACTTACCCGTGCATGGCCCAGGTTCGACATAATCACTTCCATCGGAGCCCCGTTGTTGAGCATAGTTGTGGCCATACTGTGCCGCCATCTATGAGGATATACGTTTGTGGTGACCTCAGAATGCTGGGCAATAGCTTTCACGACTTCGCGTATTCGTGCTATAGACATTCTGCGAATAGGATTTCTCACCGTGACAAACAAGGCTTCGTGGTCATCAGTCCGAGATTTTAGGTACTTGTCCAGCCAAATCTTACACTTAATCGTAAAATATACTTCGCGCTGCTTGTCGCCTTTTCCGATCACTGAAGCAGAACGCGCGTCCCAGTTGATATCTCTGCGATTTAATCCATATACCTCGCCGATGCGACAGCCGGTACTAAAAAAGAACTCAGTCAGGGACTTTTCCAGCAGAGAATCACAGCTATCACGGAGAAGTTCGATTTCTTCGTCGTTAAGAAACTTTGGGATTCTCTTTCCCTGTTTGGGCTCTCTTAGTTTGGCGGCCACGTTCCGATCGATAAACCCTTCTTCGTGCAGATGTCGGAATAGTGACCGAATAAACTTAATTCTGTGGGCGATGCTGGCTGGTTTAAGGTGCTCCTGCTTGATTAAATACTCCTTAAGAGCAAGATGGGTAACATTTTCAATCTCAATGTCGCCTATATGCCTGATTAATAAATTAGCCTGCAGTTTGTACGCATTCAAAGTATGTGGTGAATATCCTAAAAGACGCTTGTCCGCTTCGTAAAGTTTCCATGCTTTCGACAATAACAACCTTATCCCCTCCATACTGTTCCGCATAGCGTAACACTTTTAATTATATTAACATGTTCCGTCCAGCGGATCAATATGTTAATATAAATAAAAGGAGGGATAATATGAAGATTGAAATTAAACTCGCCAAACTACTAGAAAGCAAAAGCATCTCCCAAAGGGAACTTGCACGTCAGACAGGAGTGCGACTTGCATCAATAAATGAGATGTGTCAAAACGACATTATACGCCTTACGCTGGATAACCTTGCTAAAATATGTGATGCTTTGAATTGCGACATTTCAGATATACTAGAACTAGACCGTCATGATTAATCTGGCGGTCTTTTTTTATCTCTCCCGGGCCTGGCTCATTACCCAACTAACACATTTCGTTAGTTATATTAGTTCGATATTACAGGACACTTTGGAGAGTGTTTATATTTCCACTCAATTTCCGATTCATTCAAAATATTTCCTTCTTCATCTCTTATAACCTGAGTAGGATCTACCGGTACTTTGCTGTATGACTTTGTTTCGTCGATTGCTTGCCCGCATTTATAGCATATCATTATTTTTCTACCTCCTATTGATTAGCTGTTAAAGCAACATTGACTGTATTAACTGTAGTGCTGTTTGCTATGCTCATTTTGTAATAACGGAAAACAGCTACTTGGCTTGCGGAGTTACCTGTACTGGTATTAATTGCGGCACTACTACCAGTAATCCAATTAATACCATCATCAGAAAACATATGGGTGAAATTTGCTGCGAAGGTTGCAAAGGTTTGGTAGTATATTGTCCTCGGTTTCCCACCTTGCAAATCGAATACATCAGAGTACCAGACTTCTCCGTTTTCCAATTCAACCGCTGTATACGTGTTGTAGAACGAACTTGCATTTTTTGTTTCCAACACTATACTACCAGTTAGTTGGACACCAGCGTTTTTATTCACAACCAGTGCGTTATACAAGGCCTCGATCATTTCAGCTGTGTTAACTACTGTGTTATTTTCCCTCAATCTCCTACCTGAACCGGGGGCCATGCTATTAATATCAGGCATCTAACCATCTCCTAAATAGTAGTAAAACTTATCACCGTCCGCGCCAAACTTGGCCCATCAGTCGAAGTGGCTTCAATAATGATCGCGTATTTCGTACCAGTCGCCAAATCGCTGCTAGGTGTAACGGTGATGGTCATCTCCGTGATATCTAAGGCAACCGTAATAGCTATGTCAACCTGATTGTCGTGCTCCTTCATGGCTACGCTGTAGCTACCCAGACGGGCTGAAAACGTCAATACGGGGGTAACACTCACGACTACCCCTGTTGCCCCGTCTATAGGGCTTGTGGTGACCGTCAGGACGCTACCGATAGCTGCCAACTGTGTCAGCAGCGTATGGAATACCGTGCTAAATTTAATTTCCCCGGCGTTCAGATTCCAGGTGTCTGAAACTCCCATGACCAGGGTCCCGATTGCCTGATCCGTGGCCATCACGGCATCAGTGACACCGGCGTTTTTCATGTAGCCGACAACCATACTTATTTTTTGGTCTAACATGCTGTCAAAATTCGTGCCGTCAACCGATATATTCAGCCCGATTTTACATGCTTCCCGGAGTTCTGCTAGTGTTGCAATGTGGATCACCTCCTAAGTAAAAAAGAAAGGACGGTTGTAACCGCCCCCTATGCTACTGATGCAAAAGCTTCTGTACTAGTCCATAACCACTTTCCATTACTTGGGAAATTATAACGGACAATTACCGCCCCGGAGCCGCCGTCAGCCCCTACCTTACTGACGGAAGCACCGTTGTAGCCCCCACCGCCGCCGCCAGAGCCAGAGTTAGCCCTGCCATTCATTGCGGCAAAGTTGGCATCTCCGCTTCCCGTTTGTTCTGCAGTTGTGTTGCTATAAGCAATGGGTGCTGCTGAACCTCTGCCACCGTGACCGCCGCCATAAGTATTTGAACCTGCGCCAGCCAAAGCGGAAGAATCTCCCCGACCACCAGCGCCACCGCCTCCAGCATAACCTATATTTGTGCCGGTGATGTTATTCATTACACCGTTGCCGCCTCTGCCGGCCTGGGCTGTGCTTACCTCACTCTGTCCTGCTTCACTAGCTCCGCCGCCTCCACCGCCGCCGGATATCGTGCTTGTGTTAATTTTATTTCCCCCGGCAAAGCCAACGCCGGGACTTACTTTTGTACTAGCCCCGCCCTGTGCTGTGCTAAGGCTTGATGCGCCTGCGCCACCTCCACACCCGCCAGCAACACCGGTACCTATACCAGTAGCAACAACCTGTGCAAATCTAGTCCAGAATATAGCGTCGTTAGCAGTAAATGACATATTCCCACCTTCTTTCTAAGGTAATGAGTTAACCCACCGATATCGGTGGGTTAACTACTCAACTAGATTTAATCTACTTCCTTTTTAACTCTCAAAAATCCATTCTTTGCCACTACGTTACCGGCGACAAAAATACTCGCCCTGTGCGCGATCATACCAGTTGAAAACTTAAAATCTTCAGAACGTTTAACTTCAAGATCGCTGAACACCGCCAGCATGTAGTTAGATAATGAACCGTACGCCATTCCGTATTGTCCCACAGTAGTAGTCGAAGCGCTAATGGCTTTGCACGCGCTGTTGATGATAAAAGGCACACCATCTATCGTTCCTGTATTGCCGTTGGTTACGATTGTATGGAATTTCTTGCCATCTGTAGTTCTGAGCTGCGAAAATGCTTTTAAATCAACCTTGTTTAAGATCAATACAGCAGCATCCTCGACATCCTCGTCGCCGCCATATGAAAATACAATATTATCCATTGTGTTATTATCGATAACCGAAATCCCTAAATCTGTAGCTGCATCGATAGCGGTAGCATTGGAGTTAAATATGCCTACCAAATGGTTAGTAGTGCCATCACCAATAAGTATTTCACGGGTGATTTTCTTTCTTGAAGCAATTTTTACCCCAGCCATAACTTCCGCATCATAGTCAATGGCCGGAAGCCTCAGCAATTCTTCAGAATCTTCCGCATAGCTGGTTACCTTTGCTTTAGACATTTGCGCTTTAGCGAATGTGGGCTCGGAAGTTGCGTATGCTTCGTTTTCCCCTTTGTAGTCGCCTATCCCGTATCCCACTAGATACGGTTGCTCGAAAGACTCCCCACCCATCAGGGGTTTTGTATACACTCTATCAATCAGGGATGATGTTTCATTGAAAGTCGGTTTGATATCTGTAGCCTGGTGCTTCGGTAGTATAATCCCAGCGGATGCGACGGTTACCGCCCTTTTCTCCATCAGGTCTTTGCCGCGTTTCTCTGCTGCTTCTTTGGCTGCCGCTCTCTCCTCTTGTCTACTGTCATTCACGGCAGAGTATGCTTGGCGCGGATCAAAGGAACTGCCGCCAACGGTACGCAGTTCGCCTTCTGGTTTTTGCTCTGCTCCGCGCTGTTCGGGCTCTGCGGCCGGTTCCTGGGGCTCTGCGGGAAGTGCATCAAGCTGAGTCCTAAATTCCGCGATTTCAACATCCAGGGCTTCGATCTGTTCTTCGGCGCTGCGGATTTCATCAAGATTAGTGGCATTTTTTCCTTTCACCTTAAGTGCCGCGCGGGCCTCCTCCTTAGTCTTAATACGTGCAAGTAGCCATTTTTTCATCGTTAGTTCCTCCTAATAAAATTTTAGAAATTTAATTTTTTCTAATTCCAGCTCATTGTTAGTGTTCGGTGTGCCATTACTCCGCGCGTTAGAACTCTCCGGTTCTGCTGCCCTGGCATTATCCAATGCCAGCTTATCAATACCGTCCGGTGCATCGGCCCGAGCGGCCGCTATGTTTGTTTCCTCGTATTGAGGATTCCACAGCGCGGAAATCTCGTAAATCTTTTTAAATTTGTGGATCTCCCTTGTGGGCATATTTGTATCCAGATTAAGCCATTTTTCTTCCTTCACACTAAAGGAAAATGACATGCCAGAAACATCCTTCCTTTTAGTGGCCGAATATAACGATTTTGCTTCTGTATTATTCTCGGTATCAAGGTTAGCTCTGAAATGTAGGCCGGTATCCTTAACCATTAACTGCATGGTGGAGTTAGAGTTATTATTGCGACTCCTTGCCAAGGGTATGGCCCGGCTATTGTGATGGATAAATAGCGGTACGTCCTTTAGGTCACAACCATCCAGAGCCCCCCGCATGATAATTTCTTCAAACCAGGGTCCGATCGTCGTTCTAACCCCATAAGGGACCGCCATTCCCTCGATTATTGCGCCTGGCTCATCTTCCGTAGGATCCACGGCCCTGATTTCCTGTATTTCGTAGTATCTTTTAATCCTTTCTTCACCCATCCATTATTCCTCCTTCCTCGCTTGGGGCGCTTTCGCCCTAGCTAACTGGTATTCGTTCGCTAGCGAGGTATCTATATAGTTCAGACTCATATTCCTGACGTCCCCGCCCTCGTAGGGAGGTAGCCCAAACAGTGACAGCAGATAATTATTCGTTAAGGCCCCTCTGTCACCAAGGATAGTAGTTATCTCCACCCTGCTCTGCACGCTCAGCATTTCAAGCAGAGCGTGGTAGAAATTAATTTCGTCCCCCAAATCTTGCTGCCGCTGGGTTAGCATCACGCTAGTAAAAGACTGATTAAGTGCATTAATTAGCGGTTCAAGCGTCTTGTTGAAAAATGCATTATACTGCACATCAGTAAAGTCTCCATTCAAAATAGGGAGCGAAACATCAAACCAGCGAAGCACCTTGTCCTCTAGGAATTTAAGTGTTTCATTATCTATTGTTTTTGTATTAAGGCTTACTGGGGTAAAATCGCCCTTAAAGTCCTGAACAATTACGCCGCCCCCATCTTCTATGTCTTTTACGAATTTTTCGCGCTCGCCCTTCTTAAGTTTGTCATCAAGAGTAGTGTTAATCTTCAATATCCCACGAATTCCTTGGCTTAACTTAATACTGTCTGCTGTGCCTGCTAATACCTTGTCTGACACTTCAAGAGTTTTTAGCAGCGCCGCATTGTCAGCGTTACCGGACTCATTGCCACCCATCAAATCATTGACTGAGTATTTTTTCCGTAGGTGAACCAGGTCAGAATACGGTATTATAGATTCTTTACCGTTCCGGAATCGCATCCTAACGAATAGTTCGCCTCTTGCATCCTCCAACCACTCAACCTGCACAGGCTGCAAAGGCCATATCGCTGTATATCTCCTGCTGATATTGCCTTTCGCATCCTCTACTAGCTCATATGCAGGGTATGCCCAGGCATTGTAGTTTAGGTATAGTGACCAGACCATTTTTTCCAACAGATCACGAGTGGTCATCCATGGGTTAGGCCTAACTCTCAATAACCTATTAATGTTATCCCCTTCGATATTCTGAAATTGGCCAGTACTGTCTTTTTTGATGTGCCGTGGTTTCAGTTTGGATATTTCGTTAGCAATGCAGTCCACGCAGGTATTAACCACGTCTGATACATAGATATTCCGGCCGAACTGTGAGTAAACCGGCACAGAACCGTTAAGTATTTTAGCATAACTCATGCTTTGTGAATTTTTCTTTAAAAACAAAACGTCCAGAATCAACCGCTACCACCGCCTACTTGCTTTTTAGCAATCAAAAGAGCGTTTGCTATACAGCAAAAACCTGATATTATATAACCTGCCGGCACGTAAATTAGAAATACCCCCCAGGCAATTAGCACCATGCCCGCTAGGAGTAATACTAAGTCAAGCCATTTTAACATTACCGTACATATGTTTCGCAATACTTACCACCTACCCCATATTTACGTAGCGCATAAACTCTGTTTTATATATTTGCCAGCCATACAAACACATAACCATGGTAGCCACACCATCAATTTTTTTGGCATTATTCCCTTCTGGTTTGCGCGGCATTATTAAGCCCCTTTTGTTAGCGTCGATACATACATTTCTGAGACATGCCCGGTCTATCTCGTTATTATTGTAGTTAATTAACTTGCTAGTCAGGTCACTACCTAGCAATGTGAATGGATTAGACAAGTATTCATGTCGTTGTGGAACGCGCTCCATAACCTCTTGGTCTGTATCGTCAAATATTTCGCTCATGGATTTTGTCCAAAATTTTGCCAGGGCATTGTCATAAAAGCACTTGTACATCCTCAAGCTGTAGGTACTTATTGTTTCAACAAACCATTGCGTCACCAACTCCAGATCAAGGTCATTACCGGGCCCGATCGTTATTAAACCTTTTTTCCTAAGTTCGTCGTAATCTAGATCATCATCCTTAGTTCCTAGCTTACTCTCAGGGATAAAATACCGTGTTATCATGTATTTTACCGGGTCATTGGGTCGCATAATCATTATCCGGGAATTGCACAGGTCTCCGGTTATCGCCAGGTCAGCAGATCCCAGACAGAAGCAACCAGCAAGGTCTTTAATGTCAAACGTAGACTCGTTAATATATACTTCCGGAGCGAACGCCGTGTTAGCGGAATTCTGCGGAATGTTAAAATCTTTGGACAGAACATTTACCCTGGTTTCCATATTTGTCCGCGCTTCTTCAACCATCTTTCGTAGGTATGTCCACTTCTTACTTACACCAAGATTTGGGTTACTTTTGTACCAGCTTTTTTCATCTCTCCATATCTCGGCTTCATTGTCCTGCGTATATCTCCATATCACCCAGTCGGATCTTTCTATTTCTCCTTCAAGTACCTTTGTAGCGTCGGCATTCCTTTTGTCTAGGTAACCGTCGCGGACAAAACCCTCTGTAGTGGTCTCTATATACAAACCTTCGTCCTGCGTAGATAAACCCTGCCGTAACGGCATAATCGGTCTCTCGTCAGCCAGTTCGTGCGCCTCATCAACAGCCCCGACAATTATGTTCCGTCCTTCGTTTGCTTTTTTTCTGGAGGATATTTTCCTTATATTTCCTTTGTTTTGATAGCTGAATTTACCTTTCTTCCTAACTTTCTTGGGATTTCCGAAATACATCCCTTTTACATTAGACCTGGTTACCCTTTCCAGCGTAGGGGATTCTTCTCTCATGGCGTTTATCGCATCGTACATCAGCGAAGCTTGATCGTAATCATTGCTTGATACTAATATCTTAGAGCCTTTCGGCCCACAGAACCAGCAAGCTAGGCATATTGATGCTATGAGTGGTGTTTTACCCGCCTTTTTGCCCACCTCTAGTAGTGCTTCCTGATGTTTCCTAACCCATTTGCCTATTTCCGAATTATACACTTTGAATAAAAATATACTTTCGATAAAAGCCTTTTGCCAAAGTTCTAACAAAAAAGGCTTCCCGGCGAAAGGAGCCTCACTATGCTTACATTCAGATTCGATAAATTTGATTATTTTATTAGAATACTCAAAATCAAGCTGGATGTCTGGATCATTAAAGAACTCAATAAACATATCTAACTGCAACATTATATCTCTGCCGACTACAATATCTCCATTTTTACATTCTTGAGTGTAATTCAGTATATTTGATTCCGGGTACCGGACGATTAGTTTTTCAAGCACGGACACTGCATCACTCATAACTCGCTAACTCATCATCCTCTTCTTCGATCGAATTGCTGGACAATATCCTGTCAAGAGCCTTAATCAACACAGCGTAAGCGTTAACATTTTGCCTATATTGCCTCGCCGCCTCAACCGGCCTCTGGATTTCCGGGTAATCAGGGTGAACTTTAACAGCACCGGTCTTACTCAGTATTTCACGTAGCATATAATTTTCAGCAGTGAGGAAGGCAGCATCTTGGATGAGGCCGCCAGCTAGTTGTTTTTTGTTCTCGTCGATTCCTTCGAATAATCCATTGAGTTTCTCCAATTCAGCCTGATATACTTCCTGCTTACTTTTTGATTCGGACATTAGTTTCACCCCTTTCAAAAAGTTGTAGGTCGATTTCGATTTCAGTCCCGTGTGTGCTAAATGGG